GGTAATTGGCTAACTGAAAGACGAAGCGTTTACGTTTTCCTTGTTTCTTTTAAACGCTAATTAAACGTATAAAAAACATGAATGAAATTTGGAAGGATGTACCTAATTACGAAGGATTGTATCAAGTATCTAATTTAGGAAACATTAAAAGTTTGAACTATAATAAAACTAAAAAAGAAAAAGTTTTATTACCTAATAAGTCAACAAACGAATATCTAAATGTAAGACTTTATAATAATAATAAATCCAAGGTTTATTCTGTTCACCAATTAGTTGCAATAGCTTTTTTAAATCATAATATATGCGGTCATAAATTAGTAATAGACCATATTAACGATAATAAATTAGATAATAGATTTGAAAATTTGCAGATAATAACTAACAGGGAAAATGTTTATAAAAATCAAAATAAAGGAACATCTAAATATAAAGGTGTTAATAAATCAGGTAACAAGTGGGTCGCTAGAATTAGAATTAAAAACGAAAGAAAATATTTAGGATATTTTAATTGTGAGTTAGCTGCTCACTTAGCATATCAAAATAAATTAAAAACAATATAATTATGGAAAACAAGATTTTTAGAATGCGTGCCAGCCAAGCTGGATTATTACTTACTAATGGAAAAGATGCATTAGGATTAGGTGCAAGTTTAATAAGTTATCTTAAAAAAGACTATGCAGAACAAAAGTCAGGAGTACGAGACGAGATAGATTCCAAGTACTTTCGTAAAGGTAATATGTGCGAAGATGAAGCTATCGACATTTGTGCAGAACGTTTTGGATTAGGAATATTAGAAAAGAACATAGTACATTTCAACGATGAGCACTTTAATGGTACACCCGATGTTATTACCGATGAGTTTGTAATAGATACTAAATGCTCATGGGATTACGTTACTTTCTTAGATGCTATTACTTCACCAATCAATAAAGACTACGAAGCACAATTACAAGTGTATATGCACTTAACCGGTATAAAGAAAGCTAAGTTGGTCTATGTATTACTAGACACTCCTGCTGAAGCAAACTATGGTAATGACATCTTCTATAGTCACATGCCAATCAACGAAAGGTTTTATAGTTTTGAATTGGAATACGATAAAGAAATGATTGAAGCAATGCAAGAGAAGGTAATTAATTGTAAAATATTTTTAAATGATTATGATGCAAGAATCAAAAATATACTTAGATAAGAGAGATAATACTGTTGTCACGTTAGTATTACGTGGCAATGGATTCATCCGAGTAAAGCCGTTGAAAGGATTGGATATAGTAATGAGTGTAGAATGTTTTCAAACTAATTTTAAAAGAATATGAATAAACAAATAAACAATACGTTCCAAGTGCTTTGCTTAATGCAAGTGGCTTTAGAGAAGTTAGAAGATCTTGATGAAGGAAACATCTTTAGAGAGAATAACTACGATACAATAGATAGCTTTATCAAGTATCTTGAATCACATGTAGAGCCGTTGACAAGTGAGATTAACGTACAAGAGTCCGACCAATATGTTTACATCACAAAGAACATCCGTAAAGTAATAGATAAAATTAGAATCAAATGACAACTTATGGTTATTTTAGTAAAATATTAAATGATTATGTTAAACAAGAAATAAAAGAAATTATGAGCAAAGAAATTTTTAAAGTAGGAGATAAAGTATTTCATTTTCAATATGGTTGGGGTGAAGTTGAATCAGATACTATTGATTATGGTATTAATCAACAAACTTATTGTGTTCATGTTAGATTCTTAAATAATAATTTGTCATTTACTTTTGATGGTAAAGAATTTGAAGAAGATAAACACTCAATGCTTTCACTCACAGAATACACCTTGCAAGGATTTAGTCAAGAAAGACCGATTGAACTTCCCGAGGTTGGCGAGTTGTGTTTAGTTAGAGATGATGAGTCTATTCATTGGCGAGTTCGAGAGTTTACTTTTGAACATAACGGATATTTTTATGTTAAAGAACCATGCGGGAGTACAGATAGTTATATTTACATGAAACGAATTAAAATATTAGACTAATGAAAATAATAATCGCAATGTGTGTTTGGTGTGTTCTAACGAGTTTTAAAGCTACTTACTATAGTGATACATTCCATGGTAAAGTTATGCGTTCAGGAGCAATCTATGATATGAATAAGCTAACATGTGCTTCAAATACGCATAAGCTAGGAACTAAACTAAAAGTAACTAACTTAGACAACGGAAAGAGTGTGATAGTTAAAGTTACAGATACAGGTTCATTCCGTAAAGTAACATTAGACTTATCAAAGAAAGCATTTAGTAAGATAGCTGAATTAGATAAAGGAGTAATTAATATAACGATAAAAAAGATATGACAAAGAAAGAAGAACTTAAGTACAATTTGAAAATGGAACAGTTATTAGTAAGTCAATTGTTTGAGCAAATACGTCAATTGAAACACGAGAATGCAGTAATGCGAGACGATTTATTTCAACTTAGCAAAGAATATTTTACACCAAAGGATGCGATCGTAGCAAAGGTTATCGAAGCATACAAAACAAGGTCTGAAGTAGGGATAGCGAAGTACGGAACAACACTAGATGCAAATAATACGGATGACTTTCTACAACATCTACAGGAAGAATTAATGGATGCCACACTTTATATTGAAAAATTAAAAGAAATTGCATTGCAGTTAAATAAATAATACTTATATTAGTCAAAAATTAAAAACGATGAGTAAATTTAAAGGAGTGATTACACACATTGGAGATGTAATCGAATTAGGCAACTACAAAAAGCTGTATGTTCATGTAGTAGAAAATGAGGGAGAATATCCTCAATCATGTAACTTCGAAGTATTTGGAGAAGCAAAAGTAGATAACGTTCTTAAATACAATCAAGTAGGAGATGTTGTCGAAGTAGATTACAACCTTAAAGCTCAAGAATCTAAACGAGAAGCTGGTGTGTATTTTAATACCATTCAATCTTGGAAGATTACAAAGCATGATTAAGCAAATAGAAATAATAGCACAAAAACATAAGGACTGGGTGAATATCGCTCGGTCCTTTGGTGCTAAAACGGAGGCAGAGGATGTCGTCCAGGAGATGTATCTTAGACTAGACAAATATATCAAACCTGATCAAAAGATATCAACGTCATTCGTATGGATAACATTACGAAATATTTACTTTGACTTCCTGAAGAAAGAGCCTGTGACGTTTGAACTAGATAAGACCGTTTCTGAAGCCGTTTGCGAGACTGAAAGTATAATTGCATACGGAGAACTAAATAAACGCGTTAGAGACGAACTTAATAATGTCGATTGGTTTGACAAAATGCTATTCGAACTTTACGTCTCAAGTGGCAAGTCAATGCGAGAACTATCTAAAGAAACAGGAATAAGTCTCTCTTGTATATTCTACACAACGAATAGAACAAAAAAGCACTTAATTAGTTTACTTAATGAAGACTATGAAGATTACTTAAACGAAGATTACGAATGGCTAAAAGAAAAGCAACAGGACTAGGAGATACAATAGAGAACGTACTCCAAGCAACGGGAATAGATAAGGTAGCAAAGTTTATATTAGGTGAAGATTGTGGATGTGATGAACGTAAAGCAAAACTTAACGAACTTTGGTCCTATAGAAAGAAACCACTTTGCCTAAATGAAGATGAGTACTTATGGCTTAACGAAGGAGGTTTAAAGAAAGCAGAGACATCCTTAGTGGATTCAATGTTAATGCAAAGAACACATAACAGAGTATTCCAAACAGGGAGATTAGAATATACCTCTTGTGCTTCTTGTTTAAGAGACCAATATCAAGACTTAAAGAAAGTATTAGAAGCTTATGATACAAAATGATATAATACAAGTAATATATTCAGGCAAGTACTTTTTTGTTATTTGCCTGAATTGAATAACCAATACTAAAATCAATGGCAGGTACAGGAGGTGCAAGACCAGGAGCAGGAAGAAAGTCAGTAGCAGATGAACAAAAATCAAACGCTATCTTCCTAGCTGCAATCAAACAATTAAAGTTAGTCGATACTGATGATGATGCTAGAATAGAATTGGCTAAAGAGTTAATGACATTCGATAGAGGTAAGATATTTATTTCAGAACATATATTTGGTAAACCTAAAGAAACAATCGATAATAATATTTCATTAAATGAATTCGATATCAGAACCGCGTTTGGGGTTGTCAGAAAAGTACAATGATTTATTCTCTGAAAGTAGATACTTTGTAATTACGGGAGGGAGGGGATCAGGTAAATCGTATAGTATAAATAGTTTTTTATTAGCACTTACATATGAACCTGGACACACGATTTTATTCACTCGTTATACTCTTACTTCTGCTCATATATCAATTATACCTGAGTTCATAGAGAAGATAGAAATACTAGATAGATTTCAAGACTTCCATATAACAAAGGATGAGATTATAAATTTAACAACAGGAAGTAAGATATTATTCAAGGGTATTAAAACAAGTTCAGGACAACAAACTGCAAACCTTAAATCATTGGCTGGTGTAACTTGTTTTGTACTAGATGAAGCAGAAGAACTAACTGACGAGGATGTATTTGACAAGATAGATTTCTCTATACGTTCAAAGGAAAAACAAAATAGAGTTATACTTATACTTAATCCTGCTACTAAGACTCACTTCATTTATAAGAAATTCTTTGAGTCAAAAGGAGTTGAAGCAGGGAGTAATACAATTAAGTGTGATACTACATACATACATACTACTTATTTAGATAATGTAGATAACTTATCTGAAAGTTTCTTAAATCAAATACAAACAATAAAAGAACGTAGACCTGACAAGTATAAACACACAATACTCGGGGGGTGGTTAGAAAAAGCGGAAGGAGTTATATTTACCAATTGGAGAATAGGACCATTCAATAAAGATAATGGAAGTGTATTCGGTCAGGATTATGGATTCAGTAACGATCCATCGACATTAATCGAAACGTCAATTGATAAGACTAGGAAGACTATCTATGTTCGGCTACATATATACCAAGCCGGATTAACTACAACCGAACTAGCGAGACTTAATAGACAATTTGCGGGGAATGATTTGATAGTAGCAGATAATGCAGAGCCTAGATTGATAGCAGAATTAAAGTCACAAGGTTTAAACATAGTACCTACAATTAAGGGAGCTGACTCGGTGAAATATGGGATAGCATTATTACAGGATTATGATTTGATTATTGACGAAAATTCCGTAGATTTGATAAAGGAATTAAATAACTATTGTTGGTTAGAAAAGAAGTCGGAAACACCGATAGATAAGTTTAACCACGCATTGGATGCTTTGAGATACGCAGTGTCATATCAGTTAGCTAATCCAAACAAAGGGAAGTATTCAATTTACTAAATACAAAATATGAAAACAGAAGTTAAAGAAGTAACGTTTCAAGTACCGAACAAGAAAAACATCATTAGAGATGTAACATTAGAACTAGTGGAAAAATTTAAAGCTGAACATGGAGATGGCTGGAAGTTAGAGATGTATGAAGCAATCGA